CCTGGCCTCTTCCATGGCAAGGAAGCGCTCTAACAACTGAGCTAAACCCGCATAACGTTTGTTATGCATCGTAGATAAGGTATCAAGTTCTGTGAGCTTATCTAACATTTATGATGCAATGTGCGTGTCTTTCGACTGTATGCCTAGTATAGCAAACAAAGCTGCTTATGTCAATAAGCAGCGGCTTTTTATGTAATTGCCCCTTATATTTCGCCGTGGGCGCGGTCGTAGATGGCTCGTAATTGCGGGTTAGTGTAGTGTGTATACACCTTGGTCGTGTTTAGATCAGCATGTCCCATGAGGTCACCAATGTAGCGTAAATCGACACGCCTATTTAGCATCTTCGTGGCAAAGCTGTGACGCAAGGCGTGCGGTCTGATACCGACAAATTGTCCGTCAGAGCGGGCGCAGGCTGCCTCGAAGGCATTACGGACATTACCTGGTGTCATTCTCTTTTCGGTTTGGTATGAAATGAATAATGCTGGGTTATTGTCGGTGCGAATCTTTAAGTAGTCTGCGATACACTTTTCAGTCTGAGAATCAATGAAACATATCCGTGAGTCTCGGCTTTTACCAACGATAGTGAACTGGCGGTTTTTGATTGAATTACGATTTAGAGAACACACCTCACTAACGCGTATGCCTGATGAGAAGATCAGTCTGCCAATGGCAACATTACGCAGCCTATTAGCATTACAGTAGCCGCGGCGCTTCATGGCTAGGATGGAAATAAACTCTTCAACTTCATCTTCGGTTGGAATATCTAGGATGCGTTTCTCTCGCTTCGGTATTTTAATATCTTCGGTATCAAATAATAGCTGGCGACCCTTGCGCTGGCAGTATTTGAAAAAACACTTGAGGCAAACTATATAGCCTCTGACAGTATCTGGCTTCTGGTATGAGTAGAGCATCTCACGCCATTTTCTGGTATCTTCTAGAGATACGGAATCGATAGGTTTGTTCCCTAAGAAATTGATTAGTAGTCTGCAAAAGCACTGGTAACGCTCTATGGTTTTGCTACTCTTGTCGCATAATATGACTTCGTCTCGCAAAAAGTCACTAAAACAATCTGAAATATTATTCATCATGAAAAACTCCACTGGTCTCTTTATAAAGATCGTTATAATGAAAGATTTACTAAAATAGTTCTTTATAGAGCTGTTTATTGGCTAAAAAATATAAAAATCATGCTTAATACCCACCTTTCTTAAAAAATAATACAAGAATCGGTTAGGATTCAGTGCGACAAAGTCTTATTATTTGAAAATATAAGCATTTTGTTATATAAAAACAGAGGTCAGACAGCGAGAAACACACGGTCGTCGCCGTGTTAGAGAAGAGAATCAGCCAGCTCTATAGCAGTAAATTACCAGTTATAGACTTACGCTGCTTTTTAATTTCAGTCAGCTTCAATAGTCCAGCTGGATTTATCCGCTTCAACTGTTTAGCCACTTTGGCGTCATGAACCTCCTTAGCGTGTTTAGCTATTCGCCGTGCGATGTATTTAGCCAGCATCTTCACAGAGGCTATCATGTTTTCGCACGACCATACCTTAGCTAGCCATCGCTTTGGGTCTTTCTTGCGTGCAGCTTGAATCAGGCTCTCTTCGAACTCTTTAGGATAGCGTATCTGCCGGTTTCGAAACATAGGTAGGTACGCGTCGTTTGTTATTAAATCTGATGCTTTGCCAAGTCGCTTACGCAGGGTCTTGACACGAGAATCAGAATCCTTATTACCGTCCACTAATTACCCTCAAAACTTTTACTATTTTAGTGTCGGGACAAATGAAAACCCCGCACCAAAATATGGTGGCGAGGTTCAACTAATGGGTTTAGCTTACTACCACCATAGCAGACGATTGCGAGAATAATCAACATTTTGTGAAAAAATGTCAAAAAACCGCCTCCGAGCTTTCGAGGCGGTTTTCAGTTGTTCGGAGATGATAAGAAATTCTTACTATCTCAACTATAAAGCAATCCTTTATAGTTCAGTCTTTTGACGCTGGCGGTGTCTTACCGCGTGGCTCAGCCAGCAATTTGCCAGTTTTCGGATCGTGCCAGCGGCTCAGTCCTGGCACGCTATGCGTGTCCACCAGGCACTGCAAGCAATCATTGTATGTCGAGCCTGGTGGCATCTGTGGCGTGGTCTTGCCGATATGCAGCGTCACGCAGCCGCAAGCTTTGCATTCGCGAAAATACAGGCTTGATTTTGTGATGGTTATTTTCTGTAGATTCATGGGTTTATCCTTTGTCCTGGATAAATCAACCCACGATTAGCAATACCGTTTCTCTCAGCCAGCCGCTGTGTATAGCCAGAATTACCAAATAATCCACCCGTGCCATGCCAGCCGTTTCTCAGTGCAATATCGCCGAGCGTATCACCCCGCCGCACAACGTAGCTGCCAGTGCTTCGCTGAACGTAGCCTGTCGAAGCCGGCGCGCTGGTTCGCGGTGCTTGTGCTGCTACGCGTGAGTTGACGGCTGCTTGCACTTCGGCTGGATTATAGCCAGCAGCCTGTAACCGTGCTATGCGGTCATTGCCGCTACCGTACACACCCTTTAATACATCAGCTACGACTTGGTCGTTCACTGCTTTTGAATTGGCTGCTGGAGCGGCTGGCGCACTAGCCGTGTTGCCATTAGCCCAGATGTTCGGTCGGTAGTAGCCGATGATTGAATTGCGGTAGCCGCCAAGATCCATCAAATTAAAGGCGTTGCCGACGTAGATATTTCCCGAGCCTTGGTTTTGTCCGAAAAACTTACCCTGGTAGTACATGGCAACATGTCCGTACGTTCCACCACCAAAGATTGCCCAGTCGCCATCCTTCATACCGGCTTGCCCAGCGTGCCAGGTAAAGCCGAGTGCTTGAATCTCACCTACCTGGTTAGCGTATCCGCTTGCTCCACCCGTGCGGGTAGCCACCACCCGCCCTGATATACTGAACATAAACTGCTTAAAGCCGGCTACACACTGCAGACCATACCCCTCATTAAATCCGCGGCCATTCATCGCATTTACGAAAGCGGCAGGGCTCGACATATCTGTCTTGTAATAAACACCAGAGCCCATTTGTGCCAGTTCTTTGTCGGGTGCTTCACAGCCCGAGCCGGAATCCTGCGGCACGTCTAGACCCATGATGCCAGCAATTGCCGTCTCACGTTTTTTAGCTAGCTCGCACAAGGCTTTTTCAGTGGCTTTAGAGTACTTGGCTTTTGAGCCGTCAAGAGTGATACTGCCGTCTTCAGCCTGCTTGCCGACAATGACGAATGTCGCCGACAACACTACGACTGTCGCCACCAGAATCACGGCGAGGCGGTTGGCGAGAAAGTTCTTAAACTTCGATACTATTCTCTTCATTACTATTTCTCCTCAGTGCCGTATACACCGCGAACTTCACGCTCAACTTTGCGATTAGCCAGCCACATGATAGCTTCCTCGATTTTTGTAAGAGCCACACTGTTTTCGCGGCAAGGCAGTTCTCGGTTGTAGCCTGCTAATTTTGCGTAAGCGACAATAAGCAAGTCCTCGATAAATACGCCATTACGTTCTGTAGTAGCTGTACCGCCAGTTTGAAATTTGACTCTCAACACCTCTTTGCCGCCGATATTAAGAGAAACTTCATCGCCTGGTGTACCGCGATTCAGTTCATTGTGTAATTCTTCTAGTGCGTTATATTTGGTAGTTTCCATTATTTTGATTCCTTTCTGTCCTGGTTATTCTTCTGATTTGTCACGCCTAGAAAGTAGACGTTAACGCCGCCAGCAAACAGCAGTGCCGTACTCGTCAACTGTTTTGCGACAGCAGCAAAGCCCCAAATGTCGCCAAGACCCTGCACGATGAATGCGCCAAATGACAGTAAACCAACCGCGATTGACAGCTGCCGCGTAGTTTTCTTCTCTAATTTCATATTTGACCTCCTTGGTCGTTATTGTTATTGCTTCGAAAAATCAGGTAGAGAATGAGCGATATTGTAGCGAGGGATATTAGTAGGGTGATCATTTCTTTGCCTCTGCATCCAGTCGTGAATTAACATAATGATTAGTCTTATTGATCTCGTCTTGGGTCTTCTGTATTTGAGTAGTTATCTGGCTATTGTAAAGGTAGAATAATATTGCTGCGATGATAATCTTACCGATTTCCTGGACCATTGCGTCATTGAACCATTTACCGAGCTTTCCGGTGAACGTGGCAGCATTGACGTTATTTTGTCCTTCCAGAGTATTTAGACGATTATCGTAACTCTCTTTCATGGCGGAGACGAGAGTGGCTAGTTCATGGTGTTCAGAACGGCTAACATTGTCTTGGCTGGCAAGTGTTCGTTTTATCTCGTCAACAGCCTCTTTGACATGCTTTACGTCTGATTTCATTTCGCCAAATTCTGTTAAGTCTATTTCTTTCATTTGCTATCCTTTGCCAAAATAAAAGACTGCCGCTGATCACCATTAGATCAAATTGGCAGTCTCTACATTGTAGCTAACTGATTGTATTATATATTGTGATGCGTGATTTTATCAATAAAACAGACAAAATCGTGCAACATCGATTTTACGTCGCTTATTTCGCGAACATTAGAGCCCTCTGATATCATTAGCGAGACTCTTAGCCTGGGTAATGGACTTTCGGTTACTCTCTGTCGTATCGGGTCGTTAGTATTCGCGTCAGTAGAGGGAACTGGCAGCTTGAATATTGGGTCTGGAAGTATTGGCGCAAAACTACCAGCCAAATATCGTCCAGACTCTCGACTAAAAACAACTAATATTGTCCTGACGGCATTGAACTCCGGAAGGTTAAACGGACATGCAGTCCTGCGCTTATATCCTTCCGGCAACATAACATACGCAGCGTCTAGCTCATTTAATGAATGGTATGGCTCAGGAGTTTGGTATACAACACAGCCTATAGATGCTACAGATTAAACTGAGCCTATGAATCTCATGCTAAACTCACTAACAGTAGAGTCGCCGCCATAATTACGCTGGTCGCTACAGAATGCTCGTATATTAATTTCATCATTCTTTTTTAAGAGCAAGTCGACAGACAAACTTGGTCGTGGCAAGTGTCGGTCGTTATCTGTACCTCTAGTGCGGGCAGATTCTTTAATCATCTCGCCATTCTTAAATATGCTTATATATGCGGTATATTGAGAGAAGAAGCCGGTTTGTGCTATAGCTGTTCTTGCGTCGATATGGTAAACACCGTCTTTAGGTACTTTAGCTGTGAATGTCTTCGTATCATACATTTTTGCAGTGTCATAGGCAACATTATCGTATTTTACGATAGTAGACTGATTTTGTGGCAGGGCTTCCCACTTAGACGTAGTAGCAGAAAACATCGGAAGTGACGTAAAATCGATGTTTTCTGACTTGACCTTGTCAACTGTGGTTTTTCCATCCTCTCCTACCACAAGCACACCACTCTTAGTACCTCCATTGATAGAATCGAGAGGTATAGATTTTTCTTTTGGCTTGCCTTCGAGAGTTAAGATTGATGACATGCCATCAATCAAATCATTATGCAATACAGACGTTGAGATGTTGTATTCAACCACAGCACCTTGCTCGTGCGGCATAGCCGGGGCAGTACGCCCTCGAACAGCGTTAGTGCCATTGTTTCCAGATATCAGGACCGTGACGACTTCCATTTTGTCAGGAGTCTTTTCACCAGCGGCGTCAATTCTATCGATGACAATATCAATACACGTACTGGTTTCCGCACCTACGGTAGAGGATAGCGGAATCGTCGTATCTGTATCACTGATTGACGCACTTAATGTTGTAGGCGGTATGTTTGAAGTTTTTCGTAGTTTATCCATTTCATTTTTCCTTTAGTTATTTACTTCTTCCAGCTGGCAGGGTCTGGTACTTTCTTTGGTATGACCACAGATGTGATCGTGGCTATACCATAGGAGGCATTGCTCGATCTGCCGTCTACTCGGTAGTTATTGACCACCTTATTTATTTTCAGTGATTTTTTAGTACTTGGGTCGCTAAAAGTTACGTGTCCTCCTTCCGTATCGTTAAATGCAAAATCATTGAATTTATCGCTGTTAAACCCGGTCGTTACCATAGCACTAGAGACCGTAATGTCTTTCAGAGTGTGCAAAACACGTTTCTTGCCGGTGCCGCTCACCGTAATGGACAATGATCCGCTCACGCGTAGTAGCTCGATGTAGGTCTTCTTCATCTTTGCCCAGCTCATATGCCCCTTATCAAAGTGGAGCAGTCCTGTTCGGAACGTAGACACAAAAGGCTCGCCGTCATCGGTTATGTATTTTTCGCTAAACTCGACAATTCGATATTTACCGTTGTTGTCCGGTATTGAGCGAAGCCCCATCAATCGCTCGCGTCCATCGCTCGGAGTAAAGGTAATAAGCTTCTTGATACCGATCGTCCACGGACGTATCCATGCCTTCAGCTGCAAGTCCAGTATCCAGATTTCATTATTGACCTTGGATTGGGCGGCTGGTACGGCGTCAAATATTTTTCCATCAAAGTGTACGCTCGATATTCCGCGGCCATATAGCGGGTTGATCCCATCAAAATCTGGGCGAATGGCCAGACTGACCTCTTCAGTACTCAATACGTTCAGCAGGTCAGGTTTAGCGCCAGTGGTATTTTTGCCTCTGGAGCAGGTAAAGAATAGGTTGTTGTCTGCCTCAGTAACTGAGCCAGCGGCGTATGTACCGTAAGAGCCGACAACCCGGGCAATATTAGGTACAATGAACGATGTATTACCAACAGTCATCGAGGTGAGCGTAAGCTGGTTTTGAGAGCCCTCGCCAGATGCGGTTGTCATAAACACTACGTTTACTGGTTCACCACGTCCATCACGATAGCTGCGGACGGTGATTGGTATTTCACCAGTACCTTTGTTTATCTCGACCCACCCACCGCCATAGAAGGCATTGAATGCACTGATATATTTACCAACGCCGCCCCAGTAGACCTTATCGTCTACACCAACGCCAAATATACGGTAGCTTGATCCAGTGATATCACGAAGAACGGGACCGGAAGTAGTGTCGGCTACAGGAGCCTCCACAGCTACGTTTTGCGCGGTACGCCCCAAATCTCGATACGAGTTAGTCGATACCGAGTCAATATACGTTTCGTCATTCGACATGTCGCTGTAGTAGATGTTGTAACGGGTAGCTTTTGGTACGGCATCCCAGGTTAATTCCAGGTAGTCCTCAACTTCGCCTGTCTGGCGCCACTGGTTGCGGATACGGCTGGTTTTTACGGAGATTTCAGCTGATGCCATTGTTTCGCCAACCTCATTGACCGCCGAGACTTTATAAAAGTTGGAATAGCTGCCGGTTGCTAGATTTTTAGAATTGGTAACCTTGAGGTTTTTTGGCGTGTCGATACCTTCGAACTTCTTCACCTTATTGTTAGCGATGTCGTAGAATGCCAGAACATCCTTACCATTGACGATGTATACGCAATCGTCCACTTGATAGAACTTTGCTTCATATCCAGGTGTGAGCTTTTCTCCGGTTGCTTCCTGCCATGCTCCGCCGTTTGATCGCTTGACAACGCCGTCTTCCACGATGATAGCCCATTCTTCTAGCCCGCTGGCCGTTGCTAGCATTTTTACGGTGAACTTGTCAAAACCGTCGGGCATTTTGTCTAGAACAGGGAAAAATGTTTTTGTACCCCAGCGCGGATACAGCACACCATCCTGCCTTAGCATGTAATTTACGGCAGAACGGAGTGTGTTATTCGGTAGGCGTGCCTCGTCTAGATAGCTGTTAACACCACCGCTAAAATTCGGGATGATAATGTTCTGTGTTTTAGCGCTGCCGCCTGTCATACGTGGGGGAGTTTGTACTGCCATTACCAATCTCCTCCTATCCCAATGTCGCCCTCAAGTCCGCTAAACTGCCCATCAGGAACTAGCTCATTGCGCTGCCGCATATTTGCTAGGAGTATCATGGCGTCACTGTTATATTTCGTGTATAGGTTGGCATCGTCATTTACGAACAGTTCTGCTGTTACGTAGGCTATGGCGAAGTTTGGGTCGCTCATTTCTAGTACATCATCTAGTTTTGTTGGAATAAATGGCTCGCGATAGTATTTAACGATGATAGTTTTGCCAATTTCCTGATCGCTAGATTTTGGTATCCAACCTAGCCGAAGCTTGTGTCCGATTTGTGGATTTCCCAGAATAGTAACAAACTTGCCATCTTCGCCAGTTAGCTGGCTAGGGGACTTTACATATAGAGGCTCTGAGCTGCCCTGTAGGTAGAATCCGCTAGATAGCGAATATCCTTCCGGCAGGTCATACTCGCGCTGTCCAGGTTGAATAGGACCGATATCGCCTACACTAAACAGCTCATTCCATTTAGTAACATTATCCGTTGACCAGCGGCGTACAGCCTTCTGTAGCAGGTTTAGTCGTATTTGCCCGTCCTCATCATTGAGTGCAGGCGCATCCGCTGCTTGTTCGTATGCTACGTGGACACTCTTTAGTATCTCGTTGACTTTCATTCTGAACTCCTTATCTTACGCGCGGCGTTGGTAGCGCCGACTTACTAATTTTGAACTGTGACGGTGCTTTAATACCGGTAACGATGTTCTTGTTTGAGCCGACGTTGCCGAGGCTCACATTTGGATCTTTCGCAAAGCCGTATGGACTAGAGAGCTTCATCATCTTGACGTTGTAGTCTGGCGCTGAAATTCCACTGACAGTACCGCCTCTTCGTCCACCGCCACTGCCTGAGCCGCGTCTAGCACCTCCGCCACCGTTTCTGGATTGCGAAGTAACATTACCGTTCTCATCCATGATTAGGGACCGCAGGGCTTGGTACTGATCTTTGGATATACGTCCGTCGTTGTAGAAACTCTTCAGCATAGAATCTTCTACGAAACACTTGTCGGCGATTGACTTCCTGCGTCCAGCATGTAGAGTGTTAACCAGCTGCTCATTCGACATATCCTTGGTTGCCTCTTTGAGGTATTGCAGTTTAACATCTGCTTTATAACTTGCCTGCGTTGCATAGGTTAGCTGTTCCTTGTCAATGCCATTTTCTGCAGCGTAGCGTTCTTTAACCCAGGCTGGCATATCGGCGTACTTCTTATTCTTGTTCAGGTCGATAGCTTGATGGACTATTGCTTTATCGTTTGATTTAGCGGCGAGGGCAGATAGTTTATCGGTAATATCGTTTCCGGTATTGCTGTTTGTTTCACCCGAACCTCTTTGCTTTAATCCATAGCCTAGTACGTAGTTGCGGTAGGTGGCGTCTGATTCATCTTTTGAATCTTTAGCAAGTCTCTTATGAACTTCTCGAGCAACTTCGCCGCCTTTTGTTCTGATCGTCCCATCACCGTCTTGTGTGTAGTCGCCGCGAGCAATCTTGGCTTTTAGTGCCACGGGCAGTCCGTCTGAGCCAGTTGCCTGAGACATTTTACTGAGTTTATCCATTGCTGCGGTGTCGCCATTTTTAGCACGCTTCTCCAGAATATCCATCTTTCTGGAGTCCTGAACGAGGTTATAATACTGCTTAGCCTCTTCGGGATTGTTGGACAGCATCTCTCTAAACGCAGCACTGTCTTTATCGCTGAGCGCATGCTGTTTGGTGTCGTAGAACTGCTTCTGCTCATCAAGGGCATTCTTGCCGAAGAGCATTCCTTTAACGATATTTGTCGGCGAGCGGTCAACAGGTGTCTGAATGTTGCCTTTGCTATCCTGTGTGTAGCCATCTTTTAGGGCAGCAGCCCCTTGAATTGTGCGCTTTATCTGTGCACCGGTTGGGGCTATATCAAGCATTGCGGTGCCGATCTTACCAGCATCACCACTCGATAAACCTTCGCCAGCGGTAAGTCCAGCCTTAATCAACTTTGATACAGCGGGCGTGCCGTAACGGGAAATGTCTGAATCTTCGCCAAAAATGGTTTTCTTAGTTTTGTCGTCTATAAATGCTCCAACAAGTGCGGGACCACCCGGAACAAACTTGGAGGCTTCGCCTAGAAAACGCTGACCTGCTTGCGCGGTATTATTCAGAAGGTTGTCGTTAGCATCGTCCTCGTTACTGGCAAAGTCGTTATAAGTGTCTATTGTCGCCTTCAGGAAGTCTGGCAGTTGTTCTTGTCCGGTTACCATCTTCAGTCCGTAGTTAGCAGCGGCCGCTGCGATGATGAATTTGGCTTTCTGGGCGGGTGTAAAGTCCTTAAAGAACTGTAGTCTCATGTTGTTTACTTCTAACCCAAACTGTGTGAACACACCGAGTACTTTCGAGTTCATGACCAATGGTCGGTCGCCAATGCCACGCCCAGCTAGAGTAGCCTTGGCAGCTAGGTCAGCCTGCCTAATGGCTGCGTCTCCAGTTAGTCCTTTGCTGAGCGCCTCGTTGTATGCGCTGCGCCAGCTCAGCTCTCCAGTAAACTTCTCAATAGCTTCCATCGGAATAGAGGCAGCATCAGTGTACTTTCGGATGATGCCGCGCCGCTGCGATGAGGCGTCGGTATAGCGGGCTTTCATGAATGAAGATTTATTCAGCGGGTCGCTTGCTTCGTCAAAGCCAGAGTGGATCATCTGCTTGACAGCTTTCATGAACGATAGCAACCCGTCTCGAGCAATTGTCTGCGGAACACTTAGGACCTGTGCTACGGCTGCCGTGGCTGAGCCTGGTATAGTGTTAGCGCCGACGATACCTTGTGTCTTGATTGAAACATCTACAGCCCTACCAAAGCCTTTGTCAACGGCCAATCGGTCAATGGCGTTCGTTTTTCCAGCAAGGATATTGCCATATTCCTGCCATGCGGCGATGAGAGGGGAGCGCTCGCCTTCTTTGAAGTTCTTGTGTTTTGGCTTGCCGGTCTCGACTTGCGCCATCGCTTCGTTAAATCCGAGTTCTTCGATAGCTTTGTCTAGCTTAATCTCCTTAGCTTTCTGGAATGTTCGGAAGGCGTTTTCAACTACCCGCACGCGTGAAGCAGCAGGAGTCATGTACTGGTTGTAGAGCATTGCCTCGTAGTACCTGTCGATAGCACCGAAGAAGTCCTTGTTGGCTAGTTCGCCGCGGCGTGTCTGTGCAAATGGATTCCACTTGCGGCGTGCACCAGTGTTTTCAGTATTTCCGACTATCTCGTCAGGAACACCCCCGCGTACTCCGCTAGGGATTGCTTCACCGCTCACCGAGCCATTCATTCCGGTGATGTCCTTAATCTTCAGTCCAACCTTCTCGAAGAATGACGGGTCGCTCATGATGTGCGAGATGTAGTTCTTGCGGCGCGGTATTGGGTCATAGCCGTTTGCTTCCAGTACACGGTTAGTGTTGTTGAGGATATCGTCTGCGTGAGTACGCCACCAATCCACCGCTGGCTTCATGTAGGTGTCTACGTAGTCTTTGCCGTATTTGGCGTTCAGGTCGGCAACATCGACTTTCTTTTCTACGAGGTCGAACATATCTTCGGTTAGGTCTTTTCGCAGCTGGCGAGATGGTAGGTTGTCTAACATCTTGCTTTCTAGTTTTGTTAGTCCATCGCGGCGAGATTTCAGCTCGACTTTCATGGCTGCTTCTTGGCTGTCTTTGAATACGGAGGTAAATTCCTTGGTAGCTGCGGCCGTTGCGGCATCTGGCGCGTTTGCGTCAATGATACGGTCGATATCTGCAAGCGGGTTATTCCTGTTACCCCAGCGCTCAATATCTCCGACGACAGCACCCAAATTGACTGGTTTACCCTCAACATACGCATGCTGATTGCCGTTCTCATCAATACCGACGTAGCTGCCAACACTCTTGCCATCTTTGTCGACTACCATACCAGTACTGCTGATAGTATGTTTATTGCCGTCAAGCGGGACCAGATCGAATATCGGCTTGCCTTGCTCGTCCACACCTTTTGCTAGAGCAAACTCTGTTAGATCAGGTTTGCGATTAGCTTCCGTACCCTTGACGTGGATTTTTTTGCTAGCGTCAATCCACTCCTGGCTGCCGACGACGCGGTTATATGCTGACTGTACGATGGTTGGATACTGTTTCATACCTCGTATGTCGTGAACGTCATAGCCGGTTTGTTTGCGGATCTCATCGCGAACTAGGCGGCGCTGTGCTGGAGTACCGGCGTTCAGTTTGTCGATAACATTATCAACGGTCGCTTGAGGGTAGGGGTTGATGTCTGCAGCTTGGCTTTGTGATGTAATATCATCGATTCTGTATCCGTCGGCTACATCGGTGGCATTTCGGGCTGCCGCTACCGCCTGTAGGTCTGCTGCGTTGTCAGGAGCGACGCGTTCGGTTGTTGTGACGCCGGTGTCTCCGTTAGTGGTGGATGTTAGCTTTGAGCCGTCGCCGAGGTCTAGCTCCTCCTTAACTTTTGGTACAGTACCCTCAACTTCGTATGTTCTCGCCGGCTGGTTTGGACCGTCGAGGCGGGCGTCATTCTCGCGTAGCACCCCCTTAATACCATACTTACCTCGCGTTATGTCGTGGCTATCCATATGCTCGGCTGGCTTAATCTCCCAGTCATACTCTGGGCGGGTTGTTTGTAGCTTTTTCAGCTCAATCTCAGCCGCTCGTTCAGTGAATCCGTTGTAGCCTTTTCCGGTTTCTTCGACTTGGATTGGTTTTTCTAGTCCTTCAGCTAATCTCTGTGCTTCACGGCGAGCAATAGCAATGTCTGAATGCGTCGAATATCGCTGTGATGGACTGCCGTCAGCATACTCTTCAACGATTGCGTATTTGCCGCGTGGTGTCTGCTCGATTCGGTAGCGGTAATCTTCAGGAGCTGTGCCAAAAAAGCCTGGTTTCGTTGGCTTGTAAACATCCTCACCATTGACATTTAACGTGTTGTTTGATACACTGCCAGTACGAGTTCCTGATGGATTACTAATAGGACTTGTGCCTGTAGCAGATTCTAGATTGCTACCTGCCCGGGTAACGCCCCGCAAGTCGTCGTCCATCAGGGGCGTACCAAGCTCAGCTTGGGCTTTTTTAATATCTGCCTCAATTCTTTCGGGGCGGATTTTTTGTACACTCTTAAGACTTAAGCCATCGTTAAATTGACCCATTAGGACTCGACCGCTCGGTGCGTCAGTGTTTGCATAGGTAACATTCTGGAGTCCTGTATCGTTAGGGCTGCGAGTGAGTGTGCTGTTATTACCATAAATAGACTTTTCTGCTATATTTACATACTCCTCAGGTGTTACTCCCTCCTGAATAATCCGTTTCTCCACGTGGGCATTATGTGCGCCCGGATACACTGTTACGTCTCTGTCAGCAACGAAGTCCTGACCAGTTTGCGCTTGGATCGCGTTGTGTTGATCTAGAGTGTTCTGGCTAACGCGCCCGTAATTAAACGGCTCATCGATAGGGTAATTCTCAATGGCTGTGCGCATTCGCTCATTTCGCCCGGCATTCGGTGTAATTTCCGTACGTGGAATATGTAGGTTGCCATCTACATACGCCTGGCGAAGTGCTGTAGCACCGCGTCCGATAGCCGCACCAGCTCCTGCCATTCCAGCACCAAAGGCAGCACCGGTCGCCGCTTCTTGTAAAGCATTTTCAGGTTTCCAGTCGGTGCCAGCTCGAAGCGACCCACCTGCACCTAGAGCGGCGTTCGTGGCCGCCTCATGAGCAATCAGTTGGGGAACGGTTTTCTCAGCTGCTTGGCTGATGATACCTTTCTCTAGCGCACTTTTAGCTAGGGTTGGTGCAATGCCCTTGACAACTCCCTTGGCAAGAGATCCTACAGGAGCAACAGAAGAAGCGACATCAACAGCTGTGCCAGCTGCACGAAGTATACGGTCTAGAGTTCCTTTATCTTGCATACCTCCAGTTATGCCGTTTATCTCTTGGTCTATGGCGTTGTACCTGCGAGCGTATTCTTCCTCTGAAAGCCTACCTGCTTTATATTCTGCGGTAAGCGCATCAAGCGGACTATGATTAACTAAAGCTTCACCTGAACGATAAACCGTCTTGAATGGTTGTGTTATGCCGCCAACTATATTGCCGCCAATATTAACAATATCCTTGCCAACAGTCTCTACATTAGGACCTTTCTTTGTTGCTCGGTCATCGATTAGGTTGCGTAGTAACTCCGATTCGGCGACGATACGCTCGAACTTCGCACGCTGTTCGGGGTTAGTAAATCCGTACGGGACCTTGGCGTAATCTGTCAAATTTTTGGATATTTGCTCGATAGCCTCACGCTGCCTGCCGGCGTCCATATTATTAAAGTCTTCTAGAAATTGTGTCGGTGTCCTGCCACCGTAATTTATCATGGGCGATTGTCCGTATTCGCCCAGGGCAGCGTCAGCGGTTTTCTGGCGATACTGAACATTCTTTATCTTCTCGATGGTGTTTTTCAGCTGCTCGTCAGAGGTGATGCCTTGTTGTGCTTCATCGAGTAATTTCCGTTCGTTTGTCCAGTTGCCGCGGGTATCATTAAGTAGCGTCGTTAATTCGTCTCGACGCTTTCGGTAGTCCTCAGAGTTTAGGTTGTTGCGGCGTACCGTCTCATTCAGCTGCTGCATCTGTGGTGATTGCCGTGCTGGCTGCTGAAAAGGGGAGGGTTGCTGCGGATGCGGTAATTGTAGCTGCGACTGGTTATTTATCGAGAAATTTGGCTGCTTGTCTTGCTGCTGTACTTTCGACTGGTTTTGTTCAATGTACTTTTTGGCGTTCTCATCGCCCAGTGCGGCATACTTTTTGGCTTTCTCTAGCTGCGATTCAATTGTCTCTACGAAGTTTGGCTGAAACATTGGCGTTTTGGGCTTCTCTGGCGAGAAGTTTTGCTGCTGCTCCTGCTGGCGCGGCTGCTGAATAGTAGACAGGCGTGTTGCATCAAACCCCTGAAACTGCTTTGGCTGGCTTAGCGGATTATCGTTGTGCTGCTGGATTGGCTCGCGGTGGTTTTGCTGTTCGCGGCGTTTTTCTTCTTCGTCGTCTCTCCATCCGAAGAAGCTGCGTATCATTTTTCCAAAGTCAAACATTGGTATTTAGCTCCTTTCGGCTATTAGAATTGGACGTCGTCTGCAGAACGCCGTGGACGCATAAAGTAGCTGTCGTCATCGTCAGAGCGTCGGCCAAGAACTGATTCTGTTGCTTGTCCTGCACTCAGGCTAGGCGAGTTAATATTCGAGCTATCTACTGTGCCTTGAGTGATATTTTTCGCCTGGTATGCCGGAACACTTGCCAGTGACGCTTGCGGAGCAGTGATATTTTGGTAGGTCTGTACGATTTGACCTAGCCGTCCGTTGATAGCTCTATCGACGTCCTGAATTTGGGCTGTTGACGCCATACCCGCTTGAGCGAGGGCTTGCATACGCTGGTTATCGTTCATATTCATCTTGTTGAGGATTTCGTTGCGCTGCTCGTTGAAGGTGTCGTGGATTTCTTGGTACTTGCTCTGACGGAAGTCATTCAGCTTGCGCACTTCGTCTTCCAGCTTCCTCTGTACTTGCTGACGGTTGACTTCAATGTCGGTCTTCTGCTCGTTCAGGTCGTCTAACATCTTGCCTTGTTCGCTGTTTTGCAGGTCGGCCACGCCAACACCCAGCATGCCGATTGCGCTTGAGTTGCCGCCGCCCAGCATGCCGATGTTGTTTGATTCGCCCTGCAGAGTGTTGCGGACCATCTCGCCCAGCGACTGCTTGCCGCGTGCATAGCTTTTTTCTAGTTTCTGGTCTTGACGGTCGAGGTTCTGGAAGGCACTGTCGCGTTCGCCCTTCAATGAGTTGATGGATGTATCTACCTGCCTGTCAACAGCCGCTCGTGCTGCGTTGCGTCGCGGGTCGATAGAGCCGAGCATATCGTTGTAGTAGCGGTTATTCTGTGCCCACTGCTTGTCGATGGCTTGTCGCTGTACTGCTGACATACCGCCTCCGCCGCCGCTACCGCCTCTACTATAGCCCCAGCCGCCAATGCCATTCTGCTGTTGAGGCTGTTGCTGATTTCGCTTGGCGTCCCAAGCTTGAAATTGTCGATGCAGACCGTCTACATACTGCTGGACCTTGCCAGCTTGTCCTTTGTCGTAACTGATCCACTTTGTGTCGGCGCCGCGGCCGTTGACTTTATTCCAGTCAATCCTGCCGTCGTTGCCAGTGTAGGCGAGTGTGTACGGATCGTGTACCGCCAGCCACCCGCGGAAGTCTGGGTTTCCTTGATATTCTGCCATAAAAATAGCCCTTTCTTGCGCTTCGCAAAAGGGCTGTTGTTTCGCTTGGACTGTCCAGTTGCGAAGACACACTTAATACAAGTTTGTCTTTCGCCTCTGGAGTCCTGATATCCGCCGTACGACCGGTCGTCCAAAGCCGTTGCCGAGCTTGCGGCTCACGGAGCGGTGCTTCTTGTAGTTTAATACAGGAAATACCGCATGCTTATTTATAAGTTATCATGCGTTTTTTCAAATCATCAATATTTTGACAAAATTTGTGTAACTTTTTCGATTCTAGTTTGTCGGACTATAGAAATGCTCAATGAAGAACCAATGTCCATTATCGCCCAAAGTTTCGTCAGTAGTGCATTTACCAAAGCCAGTTAGTGTGTATCGGGAGTCGAGGATAGCCTTAGCGTGCGGCTCGCTTTTCATCCAGCCCTCAAAAACGGTCTTGTCTGTGATGTAGCCAGAGTGCCCTTCTTCCTTTGATCCCGTATCCAAAGATAGGTTTTCGCTATGGAAGCCAGTTGTAAATCCAGTATTTCTCAGGGCTATCTCCCAGCCATGCTCGCCAGTCTTTGGATTGTCATGTCCGTAATAGCTGTTGGCGACCATATCACTACACTTTTCTTGTGCAGATTTATTTAACGCCGGACTGAGCTGCATTGGTGCGATGCCATGTTCGGCGCGGATCTTGTTCGCCTCAGCCAGCATTGTCTCTGGTGTGATGTCATAGACAGTGTGCTTGCTATGCGAAGCAGACTTATTCTGGCTCTGATTTTTGACTGGAGTTCGTCCTTGCAAGTCTCTCAGCTCCTGTATCTTATAGTCCAGGGTGGCTTCAGTGTTTTTCCTATCAGATTCTAACTTGTTATGGTATAGAATAGGGTATGCTGTGTGACAGAATAAAAAACCGATAAAAAAACAAACAACACCGACGATAGCTACGTCGATGAGGCACTTCTTTCTAGTGACTATCGTGTCGTTTTTTTCTTTTTTACCACCTTTTTTCATGGCGTCATTATAGCAAATATGGTATGATTTGTCCATATGAAGAGGTTAATTGAGTGGATAAAGGATAACTCCTTGATGTTATTCTGCGTATTATTTAGTATTTATTGTGCTATGATAAACCACCGCCCAGATTTGTATAATGTTATTAGCGCTGGGCTTCTAGCCTCACTCCTCACGTTTATGTTTTTTATCGCCGAGGAGACTCAAGCTATGAGGAAAGATAGTATGATTGTCGCTACGGTGGGTCTTTGGTTAGCTGTTGGTGTTATAGTAGGAAGATATTTTTCATAGCAAAGACACCCTTGCTAGTCGGGGTGTCCTTGCGTTCTCCGTAGCGTCCAGTAGATTGCGTGTCATACCTGTGCTATCAGTGGAGGTTTTATGTTTTGTGTGTATTTTTTGGTTTGTCTTAGTTTTTGTTAAACCTTCAGCTCGGCCGCTGGGGTAGAGACCTGGTTGTTTGCACGGAGCAGATCTGCTTCGTACTCCAGGTTAGTCTCTTCAATACGGTACAGCTCGTCGGCAATTTCTTTCGGTACTGTCAGGTCTTTGCCTGCTGGATAGCCCTTGCCGTTAATCATCACCGTACGTCGCAGCTTGACATGGACATACACTGGTTTTGTGTCTGGCTCGTATTGTGCGTCTTTTGGTTCTGATTCTACTGGGTCATGCGAAAACTCCCGCGGGTCGCTTAGCGGCACTGATACCGGCTCAGCTGTTGGTTGGGTCTCTGGCGTCGGTACTGGCGCTGGCGAGACGGCCGGTGTTGTGTCCGGTGCTGCTTGCGCGGCATATTCAGCCTGCGGCGTGCGGGGCTGGGGAGTCGGCACGTTGGTCATAGTGGGACCTAGAGTATTTGGTGCGTTACCTTCCATGATTATCCTTCCATGGTGTGGGCGGCGGCTTGTATAGCTACCACCCGGTTAATTTAGTATAGCGAGCCGGATTCCAAACGACACATAAAGTTGTTGTTTAGAATGGCAGCCTTGGCAGCAAACTTCCAACCAAGCGTCATCTTTTGATGAAGTGGGTCGGACACGCCGCCTGGACCTTCCTTGTACACCTTCAGATGCTGCAGGTCGGTGTTACCGTAGGCGTCTTCGCCAAAGAGCAAGCTAATGTGCACCTTCGCATTTGATGCGCCCTTGTCGGTGATTAGATTATTGCTTCGAACAACCGTTACACCAGCAAACGAGACTAATTCGCCCTTGTATAGCTCGTTGGATTTCTCCTTCGATGCTTGGCGGTAAACCGTCTGGCGGAACGCCTCGTCATCCATCAAGTCTTGCTCGACGGCTGGATCGACAACTAGGACATAGTTGCCGTCCTTAAAGGTTGGTGCACCTGCGGTACGTAAGCGAGATACCTCTTTGCGAACATCTGCCCAGGTCAGCTTGTCTGCGTCAGCTAGCAAGTTGCGTGCGGTCTTTGAATTGGCGTAGCGTACAGCAGTACCAGCGATGATGACCTTGTTGATAGCACGGTCATAACTCTTCGATGACTGCTCGCTAAGCTTCTTCAGAGCGTTTTGAACAGATGAGTGTTTTGGTGTTAATTTTGCGAGGTCAGTAAGCGTCACAAAGTCGCCATACTGGTCAACAACCGCATTGATAGCAGAAGTTGTCAGCTGGCTGCCGGCTGGGGCTTGCCCTTCCGTCAGAGGGTTAGTAACGATATCCAAGTCCGAGTAACGGGTAAACTGGATCGTCTTGCTTGATGCCTCTGGCAATGTTTCTTTGTGACCGAACTGGTCAAGCACAGTCTGAAACTCCGCTCCGCGAAGGACTTTCTTCGCAAAATAGGTTTGCAGATCATGCTGAAGCTGCGCAGTAGTAGTGTCAGCCATGTTAAACAGCCCTTTCTGTAACCACTACCACCCAAATGGATTACGATAAACTAATGTTTCCGATCCTTGCCTCTAGTTCCTCTAAGGAATCTCCGCCGCCACCTGAGCCTGCTGCCGACGAAAACATGCCAGAGCTTTGTCCGTTCAGGTTCTGTAGGCTTTGCTGGGCACGCTCGCGCTCGGCTTGCGCTACAGACATGATAGGCTCTAAGTACTCATCGGCTAGCTTCCGAATCGATAGCTTCTTAAGAGCTCCGACGTTCCTTGCTAAAATGTGCGGCTCAATACGTCCTCGGACATAGCTGTCAACCGCCTTAGCTAAGGTTTCGTTGTAGCAGTTCGGATCCGTTGGGTCTAACGAAGCATTATTTGGGTCAAGCATAGGATATGCTTTTAGTATTTCTGCCTCTTCGCGGTCAAAGCGCGACGCCACCTGTTCACCGTCCAAGCGTTCCTGCATTGCCTCTACTGCAGTATTGGCAGCTTGCTGGGCTTGTTTTTGGTTATAGTCCATGATGTCGCTGGCACTGTAATTACCATCTTCATCAGGAGTAGGGGGCTTAAGCTGGTCTTGCTGGTTTTTTCGTGCCATCTCCTGCTTAAGAGACTCGATATACTCGTCCTTCTCATGCAATTGGCTAGTCAATGCAGCGAAACGCTGATTGAGGCGCGATTGCTTGTCTGGACGCCCGTTTTGTGTGTCTGTACCGACTTCTGCTTCAGCTTTGGAATCACCATTGGACTGCTGTTGACCGTCGCCATCAGCACCCTCCGCACCAGTCGCTGTTGTTTCGTTCGTAGTTTGATTCTCACCAGCCGGCGTCTCTGGTGTGGCGGTTACTTCTCCGCCGTCTGTTAGCGCCATATTTTCTACCGCCTCGACCTGTTCGGCCGATAGTCCGGTATCGCTAGAAGTAGACATGCTACATCCTTTCGTTTAATTTAGCCAAGACACTTACGCAGTCCGCGGCGGGAGATACGCTCCGTTTCCGGCTAGTAGGGTGGTAAAAGACCAGCCGGAAACGCAACCTACCTCAGAATCTCTTCTCAACGATAGGCATTCCTCTCTCGTCAGTTTTGCCAGTATAGAAAGTCCCCGGCGGCAAAAATATACCGTGTTCATTCTGACAACTTATGCACCTTAGGCTTGTGCCGTTTTGTCGCCATTCACTGTATGGTTTGTGTTGCGGCGCGATACTGCTCATATCCAGTTCGGCATAATGCGGTTTTTCGACTAGCTCTGACTCCGTGTTTGACGTCTCATACGGGTTAGGATTGCTGTTCATCTTCAGCCTCCTTGGTCATTACTTCGACAGCTAATACCGCACCCTCGATTCTCTCGATATACTTCTCGATCCACTGTGCCATTAGCAGCCTAGACCGCACCTCTTTACCAACTTTTTCATCAGAATCATTAGGGCCAAACTCTAGGTCTCTGTGGAGCCTCAGATTTAACGCGTCCTGCTTCATCTGCTCCTTGATGCGTGGCCAGCCCGGGATTGAAGCAATGTCGGCTACCTCAGCACGCTGGCGGGCTTCTGCTACTTTTGCCTCTAGGCTTAGCTCCTCAGCCACTGGTGTAAGTGGCAGGGAATTGATATCGCTGTCTAAAATGTTCTCCATATTATGCCGCCTCCATCGGCTGAAGTTGTTGGATTTCTTGATTTTGCTGTATATCCTGCGGCACCTGCGGCTGCTCTTCAGGATGTCCTTGAATCTGTTGCTGTAACATATTTACTATTTGAGGATCATTGAGCATCTCTGGGGTAAATGGCTTCGTCTTGTCGTTTTCCTGAGTATACGGGTCAAAGATTTTATCTTTGTTTTTGATGCCACTAGCTGCGATAAGCTGGTCAAGTAGCTCTGTCCTGTTGACCTTGCGTCCATCTTCTTGTGCACCGTCCATTAGCCACGCACCAGCCTGAGATGACAGTAGCTCAACGAGATTGTAGACGCGCTCATACTCATCTTTCTGGTCATTGGCAGCGGTCGTGCCAGCATCTATTCGATACATCCACTTACCAGACAGCTTGGTGTGGTCAATCTTCATTTCGGCTGTACCGTGGGCGTTAATGTACTCAATCATACCGTTTTCGCCAGTCTCTGGGTCGGTACCTATTCGGTAACTCTTGGCTGAATCGAAGATGTCTAGCAGATCCTTGTGTCCAGATTTGATGATATCCAGGATCTCGTCGTCAAAGACATGAAACTTTATCGGAACAGATTGTTTGGTGCCAATTAGGTTTATCATGCCATCGACTAGCTCTTCATAAGCTTCCTCAAACATATTTCTATCCCACTGATCGCGGGCGTTTTCGCGCTTTTCAAGTTTACTCAAGGCTTCTGGCGTTCGACCAAAGCCCGGCAGACCGTCGCTTGCGGATATCGTGGTGTCAGTCGTACCGTTTTGATTGAGCAACGCACCCTTCAGGAACTGATAGGTTGCTTGGAACTCATTCGATGGGCTAGCGCCTGGATTGACGAAGCCAAAGTCAGATTGTCCATTAGCAGTACGGATTTTGCCACCTGGCTCATAACGCATTAGAGATGGATCAACAGCATCACCCTTATACCACATTGGCGGGAATATCTTGAACTTGGAGAAGTCGAGATTTAGGTTTACGGTCGTGTCGATTGCTCGCTGTAATGAAGCGCCACGCTCAACATCGCCCATACCCCACAGCGAGTCAATCAATGGTATAGCGTACTTAAATACAACAGGTATACGCCCAGATTCGTGCGGATTCTTAATGTTTCGAACGATGGCATTTTCAAAGTCTGGTGCGAACGTAATCCAGCGCCCATTCTTGCCGCGTTCATAGCGAGTAACTAGGGCGATATGTCCCTGATGTAGGGTAGTTGCTTCGCCGCGCTCCTGTTGCAGGTTAGTAGTCGTTTCCTTAGCGTCTGCTGGCTGATGCTTCTCGGTTGCTTTATTGAGGATAGTCTGGATAGAGGCTCTATTCCAATCCTTAAACTTCATGCGGCTTTGCAGATAGCGTTTGCTATGGTAGGTAACGATATAGACAGCGTCGCAATCATTCAAACTAGTATTGCCAACCTGCGGAAAGCATTCCGTCGGATTTATCACTCTAAAATCAGGACCGACATAATCCTCGTCAACTCGGTAATCGTACTGAACTGGCATAGCACCGTAGATAAGGGAATAGTAATCCCACATACGGAGCTTCGTCATGAATGACCACTGACTTTTGGCGTTGGGGATAACGTACTTAGTCCAAACTAAGTCCATCAGCATTGCTTTGCCTTGGTCTCGGCGGCTAAGTGAGCGGATGCGTCCGGTTGGCAGCTGCGCCACCACGCGGGAGGATCGTTCTAATATCAGCGAGCTCAGGCTACCCTCACGAACACGAGACTTAAAGCCCTTCTCAGTAGACAGCTTGGCATAGGCAATATCGAGTAAGACACGCCATATCTCGTGCGTGTGGATCATATTTGTCCTTGATTCTTGATAGTCTTTACCTAAATCGCTTGCTTTCATAATTTCTTTTCCAAAATAAAAAGCCCCCAGATTTCTCTGCGAGCCTACTACGGCATTACCGCTCGTGGCTATTACATATTCACCATATCACGAGTTTTTCAGATTCTCCAACATTTTTTCTATTTTTTATTCATTTTTATGACTTTCATCTAATTCACCGCGCGATGCAAGGTGATATGTTTCATTAGTCAGTTTTTTGATTGATTTAATTGGATCTACTCTGTGGAGAGATTCTCTTTGTATTTTTGCAATATTCGCCAGCCGCTCGTAACGAATCTCCTTACTCAAACCATCGCGAATAAACTGCGCATTATGAGTCTCGAGGTTTGACAGTATGATCAGCTCGTTTATACTAGCTACGTCTCTAATGTTTCTACCTTGCCTCGCCTCGGCAAGGTTAGCCTTACGCCATTCTTTAGCTGTCATGCCGAATAATGCAAGATTTAGCAAGTCAGCCTCTCCTGCATAAGTAAAACTTTTATTCCATATCGGAGTTATCGGTATAACTTTATCTTTGATCGCATCGGTATGTATCGTGTAATTAGTTTTTGAAAGTATGCGCTGCACATTCCATTCTAAATTATATTGATTACTCTCAATCTCAACGAGTCGCTGATATTCCTTAATAAGATATAGCTTGAACGCGGCGCTGATCCAAGTACCAAACTCAAAGGCGATATCTTTGTGTGCGTAGGTACCACCGTAGCGTCCACTCTTTGATATTATTCCTATCGCATTCGTGGCGTTAACCCATTTTTGAGGGGACAGAACGAATGAGTTTAAACCTGCTTGTCTTTTAAACCCGTCGAATTCGACGGGTTTAAAATTTGGATTATTAAATTGCTCCCACAAACCAAGAAATTCAACAGTCTCCCTATTTCTCATCCAGTTTCTGATATGATCATCGCCCTCGATGTTCTTGACCATATCTGTCAGCGATATATAGTCGGCTCCGTCAATATTCATAACTGCTATGGTCTGGTTGTCAATAGTAAGTTTACGCTTTAATATCATGGTTCAATAATACTATTATAGGAAGGAAATTGCCAGTTATTCGGACGCTATTTTCTCAAGCGCAGTCCGCGCCTTAAAATACAGCTCATATTTCGCTTCCTCTGGTGCATCGGATAGATCAATCAGCAAATCCATGCCGCACAGTTCGCCAATTTTTGGCGTGGAGTTTTTACCTTTGAAACTCCTTATCTTGGCGATTGCAGCGCTATCTAGTTTGCTCTCTAAATCTAAACCTGCGGTGACTCGGGCGACATCTTCTGGTGTACAGAGGTATACGCCCTTTCTTGCCATTTTTCTCATGATATCGCAGAGCTCATATCCAAATGGATCGTTGAGCGGCTGGTAATTGTGCAGCTCGTCGAGTATCTCGTCATACTCGATAGATGGTTTCGATTCACTCTTCGTCATTTCTCTTATTTAACTCCTTAACAACGTTGCGAATGAATCGCCCTACGTGTATTCTGGCGCATGTTTCGGCGTTGTTTTTGCTCATCTTAGTTTTCTTCTGTAGCACCTTTTGCATATCGAAGAATATGGGAGCAATAACGTCGGCAAAGTATTGTCCTATGGCTGCTTCTACCGCATGCTGGTTGATTGCCATTTGACAGTAATTCTTATCATCGAAGTTGCTCAGTAACAGGTCTACATACTCGGCAGATTCCATACTTGAACGTTTTGCTATTGAGATACCTTCTTCTGACAGTTTATTTATTTCGTCTAGCCATTTTTGGTCTTGGTCGGATATTTTAGTACTCATTCTCTATTCCTTTCACAAAAAACAGCCATCGCGTCATTCCAGATTTGTCACCGAAAGCTGGTTTTTGAGGTAATATTTTTAGTAATTCTGTGGTTTTAATATCGCGCTCACTCCATTTCATGGCGACAACACAGCCAGGCTTTACGACACGCAAACACTCACTCAAGCCTTTGCTCAGGGTTTCTTGCCAGGTGTCTTTGTCTAATTTGCCGTACTTTTTAGCGAGCCAGCTGTTTTTACCGCAGTTGATGAGGTGAGGCGGATCGAAAACGACAAAATTAAAGCACTCATCAGGAAACTTCATGTCTGTAAAATCTATGACTAGGTCTGGGTTGATCTCGAGTGTTCTGATTTTGCCTCTATCTTTCATCTCGACAGTTTCACGACGGCGATCTATGTACAGTATATTTGGGTGGTCTTTGTCGAAATAAAACATACGTCCACCACAGCAAGCGTCAAGTATGGTTGTTGGGGTAGTTTTCATATCCCCCCGTTTTTATAGCACTTGCCATTTCCGATCTGCCCACCCATAGACCTACAACGAGCCGACAGCTCAGATTGCTTGTCAAAATCGTAGCTGCTCACACTAGAGCTTAAGCCAAGCAGTAGAGCAAAGGCTAGCAGACTCAGGAAAGCAATAATAGTATCTTTGGAGATCGACTTTCGTTGATTGTTGGTTGATTTATTACTACTTTTCATTGCCTTCGCCTCTGTTATCTTTGTTGACCGCTGGTTGATCGTCTTGACCAATAAGCTTAATGTCGTTGACGTTTACAAACTCCGCTCCACAAGCTGCGGCTACTTGACGGTATCTGTCTTCAAAGACGCCGTCACCAAGTCTTATAGTTTCTAGTATTACATCGGCGTATTCGTCTGGCGAAGATACTAGTATTGCTTTGGTGTTATAGCCACCATTACTAACGTAAATCAGCTTTTTAGGATAGTACCCATTGTTTGTCATAGCACATCCTCCGCCTTGACAATTTTATTATTCGCTCTATCAACAGTACACTCACCGTTATAGATCTCATCAGCATAATACTCGATAACATCTGCAAAATCTGTCTTCGATACAACGCTGTCACTCGTGGCAGCCTTTTTGGCTTCATCTTGAGTTTCAGCTTCGACAAAAACAGTACCTTCTTGCACTACTCGAACTTTGACTTCGTAAATCATTGACGTCTCCTCTCTATGTCCACAAAATTAGTGGTTTAGTTGACATTATTTACCGAGTTGGGGACAACTGTATAACCATTGTTTGATAATATCTCCTGCATTCTCTCTAGCCGACGGCTCTTAATTATCTCAGCCTCTTCTTCCGTGATAAAGTTCTGACGAAGCTCTAAATCATTAAGCCGTACGTCTTTCTGCCAGTCGGTGACGGTGACTTCTCGTGAGATTGTCGGCGTGCTAAATGCATTATCATCAACACTAACTGACACTTTAATCGGCACTTCGCCGCGCTTAAGGCTTGGTAGTGTTTTAGTCATTCTAACAACTTGATTAGCGTTGACAACTAGATAAATTACATCTTTCATAAATATTCTCCTTATCTACACGAAATCGTGTAATTTAGTCGTGTTCTTATGTCAAATATATGTAAAGTATATACGTGTTGTTTACATATTTTATCCGTAGAGCGTGTTTTTTAGATAAAACGTTCTACGGGGCTACTATTTTTCCTCCTTCGCGGCATAAAATCCAAACGTGTTAATGAAAAATAGTATTAAATAGAATATTGATCCAGTGTATTGCTTAGCCATAGCAGCAAATATCATTGAAACTGCACTAGATATCATACCGATAATACAGATTGTCATGAGTATTTTACGTTCCATTATTGAGTCTCCTAGGAAAAGATTAATATCAAATTATCGTTTAATTTATAGGGCACGACTCTAGTATCTCTGTCGTTCCAACTGATATCCCTTCTGGATTCTAGCCATCCAATCAAACCGGCTATTCTGTCACCTTCGTAGTTTCTATTTATAAGCGCACCCAATAGAACTCGTCGGTCTCTCGCGTCCCGCCATTCCTTTACTCGTGTGTTTTCGTAGAAAGATTCAAGCCTCTCCTCTCTAAGCTTATGAGTGTCGAGGATAGCTTCTATTAACACATCCAATTTTTCAACAACAACTTTAGCTAAACCATCGGGACGGTCAATATGAATCGGACGTTCTTCTAAGCCGTAATACAGGTTGTAAGCCGATTCTATGTCTTTGCTGTATAACTTATAACTATCCTTCGTTCCCTCTATGTATACAAGTACTTCACCTTTCATATCGTGTCCTTTCTATCAACTAATTTTTACCTCGTCTTTAATAACCGGCGTACCCAGCTGAACTCTGAGCCTTGGGTTATTCCTGATGTCCATATCGCACATCGGGTAGGTCTCTCGACGAGTGATTTTAATGGTTTTATGAAACCACACTCGTTTTACAGAATATTTTATGGGGAATATATCGCAAAACCACATAGGCATATAGTTGTGCTTGAAATGTTGCCACGGGCCTTTCGGGAACTGGAATGTTTGAACATCTGATACTTCGTACGAATCCTCGCATAATTTGTTAGACAGCACGTCAGAGCAAAATGCAATTGCCAAATCATCTATGACAGCGCAAGGATATTGAAGCTCTCGCAACTCTAAGTTCCGTAGCATATGTTTTCCGAGCCTATGTTCCATAACTACTCGGCATCTTTCTAGTATCAGGTCGCGAAAAGTAGTCGTCTCTGGTATATCAAAAAGTCCCATTTAACAATCCTCCACGTTGAAGTAGGCTAGCCAGTCTTCTCGATTTTCTTTGATGGATTTTAGAGCGTCTTCTTTGGTTTCGTAGCGTACAGGTTCTCCACTGTTTTCAAAAGGATATCTCCATGCTGCGAGACGATGTTTTACGTAATCATACTCAACAATCCAGCCACCGTTACCATTCTCGAAATCTGGCTCAAATGTTGATGTTCGGCGTAGTCTGACTTCTGCTAGTTCACGGTCGCGAGATTTTCTGCACTCTTCTTTAGTGCGGTATATTCTACCAAGCCCATAACGCCAAAAATCAGCAGGAGTACCAGTCCAAAAATCGTGATTAATTTTTCCTCCCATCCCGACAAACCAATATATATCGCCATTTTTAGGCATCCAATGAATACTATCTGTTGGTTCTTGGATTTCTTCAAACCATTCAGTTAAAATGTTTGGAAACATATCAAGGGTTTGTCGAGCGTAAGCCATAACGCCACCATAGCCGTCATCATAAACCAAAGCACCATATTCAGATATGTAGAATAAATCTCCAGCTTTGAAGGTTGGTAAATCTTTAAGTAGTTTGTATCGTTTCATAACACCTCCCATTAAAATATTCCGTTATCTTTCTTATTCCGCTTGCGGGACTTGATGATTTTGTCTTTGTACTGTCTGACCTCGCGTTCGCGTTGCCATTCTTTGTCTTCTCGCGCCACTGCAATCTCTGTAACGACGATGAATGCGACGAGCACCACGATTGTCATAATCCAGAACATTATTTGTCCTCCTTCAGCTCAAGTTCTTTCTTATTTTTAGCGATATAAGCAGTGCCGTTGGTACCGCGAACGAAGTTATCCTCGACAATATCTAGTAGTTTCTTAGCATCGTTAGCGTCCATGATGATGAGCTTGTCGTTGGTGGCGTCGGTCATCAGATCTACGTTGTAATCGCGAATTATCTCCTCAACAACATCGCGGGTCATATTGACGGGGTCAAGCTTAGCGAGCCGTTTGACCAGTGTGCGGTTATCTTTACAGAGAAACTCAATGCCTTGACCAACCGTCGGCGTGGCGATAGACAGCCTATCGTCAAGTATCTTGCCATTCTTGCGAGCTTCAGCGACCGACACTGGGTCGTATTGAAACATCGACTCAAACTTGAACTTATTGAACACAAACATTGTATCTTCAAATACTAAAACTTGATTCGACGGATCTATCTTTAATGCACACTCTGACGACAGCTCTTCCATGCGTCCAGTTGAAATGGCGTAGGAGACAGTGCCGCCGACTAATACGCTAGCTGGGCGAATGTGCTTAAAAATGTAAAAGCTTTCGCTCGTCTCCTTGTCGGTGAATCGTGCACAAATCGCCAGCAGCTTCTTTGCCTCGATTTGATTTAAGTCGAGTAGGTCGATGTCATTTGTATACTCCAGATATTCCATGATCGTTTCAGCAACCGGCACGTCATTTACCTTGATGGCGGGTAGGGTATTCTGACAGCCCTCAGATGCTGCATAATCGACAACCCTTACGCCGGTAATACTGTCAACTTGCACTCCACTAATGATGTCGTACAAAAACAGTGCGAACAGCTGATGATTGATTGCCTCGTTATGGTCAATGCGAAATATCTCAGACGATTTGGTGATTGCAAATAGCTCAATGTCTAATTTATCCTTACGTCCGTCCGTTTTGTTTGCCCAGAGAAATACGTCTGGCAATTCTGTCTCTTTAGTCATTTTTACCTCCCTTTATTTCGTTAGTTATCGCTCGCTGTTTACGCTTTCGGCGTTGCTTCTTTCGTAAAGCCTTCTTCGTCATAGTTTGCCGTCCGTTTTCAGTCGATGATGATTACGGCATAAGTACTGCAAGTTGTTGACGTCATAACGCAAATGTGGGTGAGAGCCGCGCCCCTTAATGTGATCAACATCTAGGTTTTTAGTCTCGGTACATCCAGCGACTGCACACACATGCCCAAATTTCATGTCGAGGTACGGCTTCGCAACCTTATCTCGGAACGCTGCCCACGCTTTTGCGTGTTTGCCGCACTGCGATATTTTCTGTCGTTTTTTGAATGGACAGAACGTCTGATAGTGTCTTGTGCTACCGCAGTTCTTACATAGCGCTTTAGCTTTATCTGTCGTCATCTGCTTTATCCTCGATTATCGTTGTGATGTCTGATGTTGTAGTAATCTGTTTGACCCTACCGTTAGTGAATTTAACGGCAAAAACAATATCTCCAGACTTGTCGGTCGGCAAAGTCTTGATGTAATCCACCAAATATATAACTGCTTCTGCCGTGGTTTTAAATCGGATAATCTCCGACGTTTGCCCGCGTATACCCACGGTCTCGCCTTTGTGTCTCATGAGATAGAACGGACCAACTTCACCAAACGGCGTATCACGTGCGGCTCGCTCTAGGTTAATGATGTATTGTGGTAAATCTAAGCTTTCCAAAATATACCCTCCTTTAATTTTTTATCGGCAAACTACCCATAATACCCTCCATCGCTGAACAGTCCCGGATCAGACTGAGGCATAGACTCCTCAACTGCCGCCTTACGCTCATTGACAAGCCCGTAGCGCAGTGCATCGTAGAGATGATCTTCACCTGTCGTATCAACGTCCTCGGGTCGTTTAGTATCAACCACGAGGCTCGGTAGGGTACGTATAAAATGAACACAGTTACTGAATACCTGCAGGTATGGCAATCCGTCTGGTGCTAGAGACAGCGCTTCATGAACAGCAGTGACTCCTTGGAGTCGGTCGTTATTAGCGGGCGTGAAGTTGATGCCTTCTTCGGTAAATCGATCAGCGATAGTTTTTCCGTCATCGGCATTAGCGATATGCTTCCATAGCGACGGGTCGGCTAGCCTAACAGGCAGTTGTTCGTTTGATTGTTCAAGCTGCTTCATCTCGCGTGCCTGGATCCTTGGACCTTTGCCGCTAACATAATATTCGCGGTAAAGATATATCCGTTGACTAATTGGGTCACGTGCTAGCCAAACAGCACCCGCATACGTACCTCGTCCATAGTCATATGCCATCCATCTCGGCCAGTGGTCTGGTATGTTAAACGGCTCGACGACGTGTAGATGTCGCCGCCACTCGCTAAATGCCTGACCAGCAAACAGATCCCAGTTGCCATACAGATATGCTTCGCGCTTCTTTGGGTCTGCCATTGTCAGTAGACTACGCATGTATGACTGTCTGAATGACGCGCTCGGGTGGTCTTCTAGAGTGGCAGGGATAAACATACGCGTTGTCTCGATGTAGTCAATTGAGCCGTCTCGCTTGACGTACGGACGCTTGTCGTAAATTATCTGCTCAGGTGGTGCGGCATCAATGAATCGAGTCTTAACCCAACCATGACCGACGCCACCTGGGTTGCCAGCTGCGAAGACGGTAAGTGGTTTGTCTGGATCGTCAGAACGAACGCGCCCAACGAGGTTGTCGTACCAGCTTTCGTAGAACTGAGTTAACTCGTCGATACCCAACATGTGTATTTCTGAACCCTGATAGTGATTAAAATCATCTTCATGGTTGTAGTAGCACAAGTAAATCCACGATTCGGTGGCAGTGAAGTAGTAGCCCTTTTCTTGCGACCTAAATATCATGTTGCCGTCCTTGATATATGCACGGCACTGTTTATCTATTTCTCGCATGAGGGTCTTTTTCGTATCCTCGTACGTTCGCCGAAATAGATACGCTGCGTAGTGATCATATTCAAGGCAGCGTGTTACTGCCTCAGCAACTAGTGCGGCAGTCTTTCCTCCGCCGGCAGCACCACCGTAGAATCGCTCAAAAGCTGTCGATGTATGAAACAATGTCTGACGAGGCGAAGCAGTGTAATCCGGTACTTTGACTATCTCTGTCATGATTCTGGCGTCCTCGGAACAGTGTTAATGAACTTAACCTCGCGGTTAGTGTTCTCGGTCTCATATTTGTCTTTGAATCCCCAGTTATTCTTTAAGCTGAATATTACGCCAGCAGTATTAGTGCCAAACAGAGACTCCTCCGCATAGGCTTTAATCTGCTCTTTCGCTTCTTTTATCGTGTTGGAAAATTCTGGATATTTCTCTGAATATGTGGTCTCATAGTCTAATAACACATCACGTGATGTGCCTAGTGCAACAGCTAAACCAGTAACGGTGAGTGGTTTCTGTTTGGTTTTAACTTTGCGGATCACTTTGTCCTGGACGACCTTTCCGTCTTCAATGACAATCTTTCCAGATTTAGGGTCGCGGCGGTCAATATACTCAGTTTGTTCTTCCCAGTGGGGTGCTGCATTCTTAAAGTATTCAAGTATCATGGCGCGCAGTTCGTCGATATCCTGAAACTTCATCGGACGACCGGGCGAGTACTCATATACAGGCTTTGGCGGCTCAGGCACAGGCTCGGCTTTGCGGACCACCACATCTACAATACGCTGAGCATGCGCCTCAATCGCCACTCTGTTATTTTTCTGAGTCATCGCCATCATCTTCCTTTCCGTGTTTAACTCTTACTGCCACAATCCTCGACTCTGGATCGGCACTTTCTTCTACGCGGCGCATATGAGAAGGCGAGGAGTAACTTCGAATAGTTTGCGGACGTAATCCAAGCCGTCGAGATAGCTCGTCGGCTGTGCCTATTCCCACTATTTCTTCTCCCTTGTACAGGACATACTCGACCGCCATAAACCTAGCCCTCGCCTCGTAGTTTCTTTAGCTCTTTGCGAAGTTCAACAATGGTGCGTTCAGCACGTCTTAGTGCACTCTCAATCCGTTTGATCATTTCGTCTCTTGTCATAGCAGCGATACCTGTTCGTCTTTCTTGATAGCATCCGGACTATGCTCCATCAGCCACGCATAAGCTTTCTCGCGAGCATCTTTCTTTAGGTCGCCAGCATATAACTGTTTAGATAGAGTGTCGACCTTCGCTTTGAGATAAGCATCATTACGGTTGTTGGTAATTAACGTGTCAATTTCCGCGACCGTATTGCATCTATGGCAAATAAGCTTATCTGCTCGGAGACACTCCCATTTGTGTACGTGCTTGCTATCGTTCATATTTTTACCTGTCTCTGGCTGCTGCTTGGCAAGGGTGGGCATCGCCAAGCCATTTAACCGTTTTGGCACCAGTTTAATGATTAGCTAACTTCTTTCTCCTCTCGGATGAATCCGCCTTGCCACTCCCGGCGAATAATTCTTGAATGGATATGGTAAAAGCTTTTCGCTAGCAGTCTTTTATAGTCGCGTGCATCAGATCGGGACCGAAAGGTTAATGACAAGTCTCTTGCTTCAAAATCTGGCTTGACGTGCCATTCGGTATAGTCTTCGTCCTCACTGCGAACTTCAAGCTCAGGCTCGTCATATTTCTTTCTGGATAAAAGCTGTAAGATTCCCATTCTCGGATTCCTCCTTAAGTTTCGATAGTTATTCCGCCGTGCTCCGCCCATATCTTGGATGCACATACCTTCCAGACGTACGAATCATCCTCGCAGAGATGATCCAGAAACGCCTTAACCAGATTGTCTATATCCGGTTTCTGCTGGTGCGGACATCCATTCATGGCTTTACGCTTCTTGTTTGACCAACTTTTTGGCATGGGCAGAGCAAATTCAATCGTAAACGTTTCAGGCGGCTCATATCCTGGCAGTTTCAGCCTTAGCTCGTCGCCGTACGCTCGATAGCTCATTACTGACGGACGCTCATTCCACTTATCGCTTCTCGTCATGCGCGGTTTGCTAACTGGTGTGATACTGATATGCTTTTTCATCTCTTCTTTTCACTTTGCGAGCGAAGCAGAGAATAAACAAAGACAGTCACATCAGTAATGAGAATTGCTCCGAGGATTTGTGCAATCGGTAAAGTTCCGATTGCGGTTTCCATGTACTGGACTCCAAAGAGTTTTATTCCCGCTACTATCTCTGCGGCGCGGACCATGATAGTCCAGGCATTGTCTAAAAAGACAGTTACGTTGTTGATTGCTATTTTAAGTTTGCCCATAGAGTTGATCTCCTTTCCGGCTGTTTTTGTTGTTTGTTTTTACCACCAATGCCCCGGGTAGGGGCGCGGGTCGGTACGTTTCCAGAACGCGGCGGCTGCCTGCCAACTACCATATCGGCTGATGGCGTAATTGTGACACCAGCGTAGCTGCGTAACGGGATTTGTCATGTAGTCATCTCCCGCAGATGCCATCTTGGTTGCTGGCAGGCTTTGGCACAATCCATATGCGCCAGAGCCGCCTTTGTTCCAAACATTGTGCCGCCAAGAACTTTCGTGTTCGATGATGTAGTCTACTGATATCCAATCACTTTCGGGAATACCAGCGGCACGCATCAAGTCGTACTTAGTGCTTGGCGGTTTTGCTTCGGACACCGCCAAAATCGTCTGAGGCTTTGGTGATATCGTCTGCTGAGGTTTTTCAGCAGGCTTGATAGTCTGCTGTTTCTGAATCTCGTTATTGTGTGATAGTGGTGTTGCCATCTCTTCCTGGGGCTGTTTAGCCGCTGGCATGAGTAGTACTACTATTGCTATCACGAGGACCATGCGTATGATACTAACGGTTTGTACCTCCATTTCTTGTTATTATCAGCCTTCCGTTATTGAGTTCTCTGTCGCCACTTGTGATTATTGTTTTGGCCGTTCACTTAAATATCGGAAGGTGATTGTTATTTGCAAAAGTCAAATTGTTAACGTTCTCAACATTTCCATCAGGAGTTTTGCTAACCCTGCGGAACAGCTAAACCCGTTAGTTGTCCCGGTTGGAGTAACAAAAGAGAGGCATGCCTTGCGGTGCATGCCTCTCTTTTACGAAAAAATAACCCGCAAGGCGAGCTCCAGAACAAATAAAAAAAGGTACCTTCTGATACCTTTGAATAATCTACTTCATAACTTCGGTTGGTGCGGGTAAGGAGACTCTAACTCCTGGCCTCTTCCATGGCAAGGAAGCGCTCTAACAACTGAG